CTGTAATCTAGATCCGCCTGTTGTGCCGCCTAAAGTTAAAGAACCTGATCCAGCAAAAGAAGCAGTAGCTGACGCAGATACTACTGTTATAATTTTACCATATTTTGCTCTACTAGCAACTAGGTCTAACTTGTTGCCATTTGTTTTTACTATAACAGATGTCCAACCACCATCAAATAATTCAATATTTGCAGAACCAGTATTGTTTATTTTCAATTGACCAACAGTTCCAGAAACATAATTTAACGTTACCGTGTTGCTGCCAATTGTAAACAAGTTCATGACGCTAGGCAATGTAGGAGTTTTTGTTACATCAGCCGTACGGAATCTTAATTGTACCGTATTAATTGATTGACTATAATTTGTTGTAACAGTACCGGTAGTATTAGCTATTAAATCTAATGCATAATTTGAAGTTAACGATTTATATATTGGAGTACGATCAATCTGCGGGCCGCCATATTCGTTAATACTAATTAATGATTCCGGGATACCATAACAAGATAATAATGCTTGTATACTTCGTTTTGTTCCTTTTGATTTTAAAAGAATAGGTAAATTATTTACAATACGTCGCCATATGGCATATGTAGTATGCTTGCCAGATACGGCCGGATCTCCAACAGAATTAGATCCTGTTAACGGCGTACCTGTTTCATTTGTGCCTAAAACATATGACCATAAATCTTGTCCTTGATTCCCAGCTGTTAAAGACCAACCAAATTGTTTTGCTACTGAATATAATAATTCGTTTGGCATTCCTAATTTAGGATTTTCCTCTCGCGAATTAATTTTTGACATATGATTAATGTATGAATATAATATATCATAATGATGTGCCAACATGTTAACAAATGTTTCTAATTGCACATTATTAGCATCTAATCGTACATATTCCGGAATTGCATATATTAATGCATTTAAATTTAATTGATCATATAATAAAGATTTTTCACGAAGATTTTCATACCATAACTTAAAAGTATTGCTATTAGTACCAATTAACGCGTAAGGTACTGTTTGATTTGATTTTGGTACTGGTAATACATAACTACCTGTTAATTGTGGTACATGATATGACTCTTTTGGTATATAATGTGTAGTAGTTGTATATGATGATGAATTATAATATAAATATTGTTCAAATCCATCAAATCCACTTACTAAATTAGTTGATAATTTTAAAAATTCCGAAGAATTGGTTTGCGCAACACTTCCGGATATGTTTGCAATGTCTAAACTTTTTGATGTATAATATTCTAATAAATTTAATTTGTATATGAAATTATCAACACGTTCTGTTGCTGAGCTATAAAATATAAAATTGTTAAAATTAGAATAATCTAAATTTAAATCTGATGTAGATAATGACCCTGAAAAATATTTATCTATAATTTGTTGTGATGTAGATGTAGATGCTCCTAATAAATCGGTCCATGATTTTAAACCGCTTTCAGTTGAAGTATTATACGAATAATTTGCTTGCCAATTAGCTCCAGATAACGAATTAAATGATTTTGGAATTGAATGCGATATTATACTAACATTGTCTATATATGGACTTTTTAATTCTTCAACAACCCAACATTTAAAATTAACTGCAATATCATCAGATAATCTATCGTTTAACTTAACATATAATTGATTGCCAACAACAACACTATTAATAAATTGTACCGTTTGATTTTGGCTAAAATTTAATAGGTATGTGCGATATCGGTCAAACGGTTTATATGTTGTAGATGTTTGTTTTACTGTATCAATAAAATTAGTAATTGATTTTAAAAATTCTGGATTTTTTTCATCAATAGCACGAAGTTTAATTTCTGTTCGATCAGGAGAAATTTCTTCAATTCGCAAATGTTGAATATTATAATCGCCTATTAAATTGCGAAAGAAATTTATAGCAAATTTATAATTTCCTGCTACAATTTTTAATTTATCTAATTCATTTTTAAGATTAATGCCAATTGGAGCTTCTAATTGAATTGTTTTTTTAGTAACAGGATCAATAATAGAAGAAGGTCGAGCTTGTTGTTGAACATCATGTTCCGCAGTAATCCATTTATCAGCCGAATAAACATGTAATTCTAAATGTATGTCGTCGCTAGCCTTTTCTAGCTCAGGAACTGTTGTATATTGTTCATCTACATATGAAAACAATTGTTGTTCATTAAATGAAAATCGTTCTGCAGCAACTGCGTTTTTAGCAGATAATAATTTAGAACTATTTTTATACTGTGATATCATTGGATCTCCTGATTCCATTTATCTACATTTTTGGATGCATCTGTAATAACCCAATATGATGTTGCAGCGTTAATTGTATGATAGTTAGATGAATTATTAAATGAAGACCCGTCTGCATCTCTCCTGGTAGTTGTTGTCTTTTTGCTGCTCCACCAGTTCTTCTTTTTTGTTTCAGTTACACTGCTATCTGCTGGAATACCGTCTGTATCTGGATTTGGTGCCCAAAAACCATCTTCGTTTGCATTCGATCCTAGCATAAACGAATCGCCTATTTCAAAGTCTCGATTTAATATTACTTTTTCCTCAACTAATTTTTTTACTTGATATTGAGTCATCTCCCACCATTTTCTGCCAGGTGACGCTATATCATACAACGGTATAAATTGTTCCACAAGGCCATTTGCAACCGATTGTTTCATTATTGCAAAGGAAACGCTACCTACGCTGTCTGCAAATCCAGAATCATATCGATGTTCTAATGCAATTCGGAATCGAAGATCTTTTCCGGAATTTTTAATTTCTTTAGTTATATAATATTGGTTTGTACGTTTTTGTATAAGACCCTCTTCAATCTCATCCATTAATATTACTTTTCCATTGCCTGCAGCAAGTCGTTTATTTTCACTTGGTTTATATCGTGCATATATTAAGTCTGGTTTTTCTAGTTCCGGAGCTTGTTCTAAGTTATATGCAATATCAACATCATTATCTATTGGCGAATAAACAACTTGCACTGGAAACTTAAAATAATTAAACTGAGTATCTAAAATATCATTTACTGACTGTTTATTATATGCATAAGTAACACTTTCTATAGTTAACATGTTACTAGATGATGCATCTATAATTAAATGACCAGATTCCGCGTTTCGTTTATTTACGGCAGGGTCATTTGACATAGCAGTTATACCATTCAATTGATAAATTGTATGATTTGTAGTATTTATTGCCATTATCTAGTTACTTTAAAATACGTGTCATTATTAATATATTGTACTGTAATTCCGTCAATTATTTTTAATTGTAATCGATAACTTCGTTCTGGCATAAATCCATTCATGTCAATATGAATAAAATTGCTTGTAGAATCACAACTTAATTTAGTATAAATATTATCGTACGGAATAATTACTTCATCTGTTGCAGCATCAAGTATTGAATAAAATGATGATGTTGGTAAGTAATTGACAGTTTCTATAGGAAATAAATTTGTAGCAGATTTTACCGGATATTTATTTCTACTATAAATTCTAATTTTTGCAACCTCAGCTTCATTATAAGCTGGTTTTAACTTGGTATATGTTACATATGAATCTAGATTAACCGCAGTCAACGATCCCGTTGTAAACGTGCTATTATCTAGGTACATTACTAGTTTAGGAACATATATTGTATGCGTTTCTCGACTAAAATATTGTACAGCTCCATACGATGAAGTACTGGTTGTATTTACTAATTCTAATAAAAATCCATGATTTGGAATAGTATATCCACCTGATCCGCTGAGCCATAATTTAATGGCATTTGTAACATTTAAATTGATATCGGTGGTACGATAAGAAAATGATTCAGATACAATTAATGAACTAGTTGTTGCTGACCCGGAGCTATAAATCCAACTGCCTCCGGAGCCAGAACCTGATATATAAAGATTCGATCCAGCTGTTATTTGTTGTTGTTGGCTGCCACTTATCCATGGCACATTTGGTTTTGCCCCATTCCAAGAAGCACCATCTGTAGTTAATGATGTAGCAATACCGGTGCCATTATCCCAAGCCTGACCAACTATTTTTGCAGATATATCATATTCTGCCGCTAAATTACGGGCATGGGTAGTATATAGCTGCAACATAAATTTGCAGTCAGTAACTGATTTATTATAGTTTGATAATGATTGTGAGATTTCAGTTATATCAAATTTTAAAAGACTATT